GGTGTTGACCCTCTTTAGCAATATCTAATATACCTTCAATTGCCTCATTACCTTTATCTATTAGATTATAATAATTATCTCTACTATGAGAATAATCATTATCTATATCTGATTTTGTTTCGTCAATTTTTTTAGGTACAGGTGCTGGTTGTTCAAAGTCTTTTACAGCTACCTCTGTTTTCTTTTCTAAACCTAAAATTTCATTAACATTATCTTCTAGTTTACTCATCATTACCACTTTGAGGATTATATTTTTTACCATCTTGGAAGAACGATATAGTTGTTGTAAATCCAAAATCATCATCTGCGTCAGCAGTTGTAGGATTAGGTGTAATTATAATCCTTTCCTCTCTTGTTTTATCTGCACCGGTATTGGTGTCAGTATATAAATCATCTTGTACCTTTTTAATAACTTTTTGATTTTGCATAGGACCAAATAAATAAGTTTTTGCCGTAAAATTTAAAGTATATATAACTGCTCTTCTTGTAGTAAAGTTTCCGTCATATGTATCTTGATAACTTACATCATTTAATATTATAGGTACGTCTCTTTTAATATTTAAATCAGGTACCATATTAATAGTTACCGTAAAATCTGGTTGGAAAAAAGGTAAAATTTGTTCTACAATAATTAATCCATTCTCTGCCGTTGCTGTGAAAATGTTAAGGGTATAACTTACGTTGTACGGCACAGGTGTATAATTAAAGTTTAAAACTTTACCTTCTTCGCCAGTCTTAACCTGTCTAAATTTTTGCATTTTATTTATTTTTCTAGTAGGGTCATATGCCAAACCTGTCATTTCAAAACCCATTCTAGGTAGAGTAATTGCAAACTCTCTATTATTTAAATTAGCTTGTTCATCTAATCTAACTAAAAATTTTTCTTTAGGTGCATATGCTAAAGGCACTCTATATCTTTTGGTTACTGCACCAGTTGAAGATTTATTTTGTACAATAACATTATTAAACAATTGACCAAAAGCAATTGTTAATCTTCTAATACCTTCGTTATAAAAATGTGTTCCAAACATTATTCGTCAACCTCTCCAAAAGGATTTCTTTCTGTAAAATCTAATATATCATCTGCTGTACCAGCAGTATCATAACCAGCAGCTGCGTTCATATCTAAATTATTTGCATATGGTGATTGTGTTTGAATAGTTTTAGTACCAGTAAATGTTTCCATCATTAACAATGCTTTTTGACCTGTTGGATAATCATAGTAATCTTCTAATTCAATTGAACCGTCACCTGTTAATGCAACTTGACCACTTTCTAATGACATTTTGTGGTTTAATTCGTTTAATGAATACTTATCTTCAGCTTGGTCAAGTATTTGTTGGCCTGTATTAATCTCTTCGTTAGAGTATTCAAATCTAGTTACCCTTAATTTGTAAACTGGTAAGTTACCTAATTGAAAGAATGGCTCTTGGTCTTCAACAAAAGTTATTTCAAAAAATGAATTCATCAAAGGTAAATAAATTACATCACCCTCATTTGGTCTGCCAACTGCAATTAAATTTGCTTTACTAGCAACGTGTTCTTCAAATCTTCTTTTAGAAACAACAAGTGTTGTATCGTCTCTAAATTCTAAACCAAATTTATTAATTAATTCTTGTTCGCCTGCAAATCCTTCAGTAGTTTCAAAATACATTTCAATCATATACGAGTCATCAAAACGACTTGTCGTATCTTCGCCTAAAACTAAATCTCTATTGACTAATGTTCTTGGTAGGTAATATACGTTTTGACCGTATATTTTTAATCCTTCAATAATAAGGTCTTCGTGTAATCTTTTTTCAGCAGTATTGCCAATCCCTTTACCACCTTGAAAGTAATGATTGATAGCCATAATTATTACCCTATCATTATTGCTGGATTTAATTCATACGTTGTTCTAATTTCTTGTTCTAATTTTTCAATCTCTTGTAGTGATTCTTGAAATATTTGTTGACCATTTAAGGTAACGCCACCTATCATTTGAACACCACCGAATTTTGATAAGTTGGCACCCCATTGTTTTTTAAATAAAGCGGTTACATATCTTTTCAAAAATATATCATTAAAAACGTCTGTATTAGTTGCTGGGTCTAACTTTCTATAACATTCAATTACCAAATATTCACCAACTTGTAAATCATTTTTCCAATCCATATCAACATATAATTTATTTTCGTGTTGATTAAATCTCATTGGTTTTTCACCAACTAAAACGTGGTCTAAAAAATCTAAATGTCTTAATACAACATCATAGTTTATAATTGAAGTAGATGAAAAGTCGTATAGGTCATTTAATCTTAATTGATATCTAACATCAAATAAATTTAGATTACCTTTATTTGAAAAAGGAAATATATTAATTATTGAAATAATTGAACTTGGTATTGCAAGAAAATTTTGACCCTCTTTCCAGCTATTGGTTACAGAACCGGCAGTTGCTGATTCAGTTGAATCACCTGTCATTCTATCTTTATCTGCCTGTGTATATTGATATTTTAAATATGTTCTTTTTACACCATCATAATGGTATTGAGTAAAGTATTGTAATGCCTCATCAATTCTATCTTCAAGTTGGTCATCATCTGCGTTTATTTCAATTACAGGTTTACCCAATGCTCTTAAAGCATATTGTTTTAAATTCTCTCTACTTGCTGGTTCTGCCATTGTTTATACCCTTTTCTGGTATATTTATAATAATTATTTCAGATAGGGTTGATTTTCTGATACTATCGGAAATAAGTTGTCGGAACAGAATAATTTGATGTCTTCATCTGGTAAACCAAGAGATTGCATAACTCTAGGTGTATGTGGATTCTTTTGTTGATGTTCAGAGTAGTAATTTTGTGCTTTAATTACGTCTGACATTTCAGCTTCGCCTTCGTGATTTCTAATTTTATCTATATAATTATTTAAATTAGAAACTGCCATTGTGCAAATCTTATTTAATTCATCTTCCTCTCTCACATTGCCAGCGGCTATCATACCTCCCGAAAAGATAGCCTTCGCCCAATCTGGCAATTCTCTCTCTTTACTAGGTTTGTACCATTTATTTTCTTCTATAAACCACTTTGTTAATGGGTGGTCTTTTTGTAATAAAGGACTAAAATCGTGAAAAGCACCTGTAACCTTTTTTTGACCTGCAATTATATCAAAACCATAAATCGGTCCGCCATTTGTTAACATAGGAAAAAGACATAGATGAGCCATCCATAATCCTTTAGATTCTCTTACATCAACAACATCTAAATGAGCTCGTCTAATGTATCTGTTATTCCAGGTTCTATTAACCCAACCTAACTTTTCATCATTGAATCTTTCCATACCTGGTTCGTTATACTCAACCAGATTTTTATTTAAGACTTCAATAGTCTCATTCTGCCACTTAATTAGTCTTTCCCAAATCATACATTTCCTTAAATAGTTTTGTTGCACTTTCAAAACAAAATATTGCTTCAGGCAACACGTTTATTTCATACACATTTAAATAACTTTCAATTCTTTCTTTTACAATTCTTTTATATTCTTTTGCTTCATTATGTTTAAAAATATAATATCTATTAGGTCCAGGCGTTTTTCTTTTAATCATTTGACCACCTGATAAATCACCTAAATGTCTTACATATATATGAGCATATAGTTTTTCATTTTCACCTCTAATAGTATCTAAATGTTCTACATATGCTTTTGTACTTTCAGTTTCTACTGGTGGATTTCCTATATCTCCCCATAAAGCTCTGTAATCATAGAATATATGTTCAGCTCTAGGTAAATTTCTTGTATCTAAAAACAAAGAACTTTCTAAAGCATATTGTTCTAGTTTAGAATAACACTTTAATTGATTATAAAGATAAGTTGCATATAATTTTTCATCAATAGTGCCTGATAATAATTGACTAACAAATGCTTGTCGCTCTGCGTTTTTATGATATTCCCAAGTTAATTCTGTAATTCTATATTTCTTTTCCATTAATCTTTCTCAATATCTAAAAAAGGTTTTTCTCTTGTCCATCTATTATCTAATTTTAATGGGTCTAATATTTTTGTTTTATCTAAAGGATAATCTTCAGGTATTTCTTCTCCAATATCACCATATTTTCTAAACTCTTCTATCATTCTTTCATTATCTTTTATTCTCCATTCACCAAACTCTTTTGTTTGTATAAAATCATCCTTTGTTTTCATAAAATAATCAGCTAATGATACAAAACCACTTACAACACGAAGCCTTGCTATTGTAAATTCTTTTGGGTTATAATCTTTTAAAGGTTTTAAAAATGCTCCAATATCTTCATTACTAACGTTTAATATTTGTTTAAATAAATCAATGGTAACACCATATATAACTTGATAAGAAAACCAATCTTGTTTAAAAGATTTAGAAAAATTGCCTATTTCTATTTTTGCTGGAGTATTAAATTTATAATCTACACCTAATTGATGTATTACGTCTGTCGTGTAAGGCATTTTAGGCATAGCAGGCGCACCACCTATTTTATAGTTTCTAATTTGAAACGGCCATAATTTTTCCCACTTGTCTCTTAATATATTTCTTTGATTATGGTGTTCAAAATCAACACCATTCATTAAAGTTTCAAAATAATTAATAATCCACCATACTTGATACCAGTATGTTGCCTGCATTTCTTTTGGATATGATTGAAATTTATCGCCGAATATATCGTGAGATTGAAATTTTAAATAGTTTTGTTTCGTTTTATACATTTTAACTCCATAATAAAAATAGTCAAAAACTATTTATTAATCACTTGGCGATGAAGCCAGGTGAGTACGATAGTTATTACTTCCCCAAGATGAACCAGTTGCTGACTGATATCTGTATGGCATTAATGAGAACATATACGTTTGGTTATTTGGTTGATAACCTGTTGTATATAATTTACCATTTTGGTCTCTAAAGTAATAATTCATTGCTGTCGGATAACCGTATGAACCAAAGTCCACAATTTTACTATTACAAGGTTGTACACCTCTTCTTTTTCTATGTCTGTTTTCAGTATTAGATTCAAAACCTTGAGCCATATCCATTTGATAACCGTTATGTGCATTATCAGGATTGTCATTTGCCATTGATGGCATAAATCTATAACCGTATGCATTACCATACCAGAATGAACCATCTTCATCTAATATACCTGGTGAGTCATAAATGTATGAACCATCACCTCTACTAGTATTTTGACCTTGAATATATCTTACGTATTTTGGTCCTCTTAAATGAGAGAACATTCCGTGAATACCACCAGAGTTATACCAATAACCTTGTTGTACTCTTGAACCTCTTGTACCATATGTTCCGTAGTTACCATCATTTACCCATAACATACCTGTTGATTTTTGTCTAATGTACATCCATTTGTGTTCATCACCACCACACCAGAACTCATCAACATCACCGTTTAAGTGAAAATCACCTCTTTGAAACTGAGCAGTATATTCTGTATTGTTATCACCAATACCATACATACCTGGAACTTGTCCACTTGTCATATAACCTGTGTACCACATATAGCCTTCGCCATCTAGTACCCAAGTACCTGCGTGATTCTGTCCGTCATAAGACCAATGTTGTAATAGTTTCATACCACCATACATATTCCAATTAATTTCAACTCTTCTTGGTACCGTGTAGTAATATGTTCCTTGAGAAGTATGAGAATTCATACCAACTCCTAGGCAACCGTAAACGTCTTGTCCCCAAGCCCATAAGTAACCGTCTTCATCAAGAGCGTGCCAATACATTTCTTCGTTACCTGAGCCCCACATATCAATAATTCTTTTATTGTTAAAAAATTGTTGAGGAATTTTAATTGGTCTTCTTATATTTGCTGAATAAAAAGAAAATGAATAAGGCGAACCACCGTTAGTATCTGTTGAGTTGTTGATACTAGGATTACCAAAACCTGCTTGACCTTGGTTGTTATAACCCCAAATCCAAACTGAACCATCTTCACCTAATGACCAAATTTGTTTACCACTTGAATTGTGTCCTTGAGAAGTTGTACCAACTTTTACCATTTTTGTATCGTTAAAAGAACGTATTGTATCTCCTAACCAATCAACCGTATCACTTGCTGATACTCTGTTTGTATAACTTCTATTTGATGTGTTTGTTGAACTACCTTCGTTATAACCTAATTGATAATGACCATTGTAACCTGAAGTAAAAACTTCACCGTTATTCATTAGCCAAATACTAAAGTTATGACCTGTACACCATTGAATACATTTTGGAGATTCTCCATCAGGAGTTACCATATGACCTGTAAATTCGTGACCTTTTGCAACATCTTTATTATCTGTTGATGTTCTCCAGTCAATGTTTGTGAAACCTACCATATGTGGTCTACCTTGTCTACCATCACCACTCATTTGGTCACCTGTCCCCATCATTCCAGTATCATCATTACCACCCCAACGCATTGCGTCACCGTTTGACATTATAACACCTAATGAATAGTGTTGAGACATTTCATTATTGTTTCTACCCATATTGTACTTCCAACCTAAAGGAGTCCTGTTAGTGTACGATACGGTTCTATGTCTGTCTGGATATGCAAATGGTGATTCGTAAATTTTTATCCAATATTCACTTGGCTCACCTCTATGTTCTTCAACCCAAGTATTATAACGTCTTGTTCTCTTTAAACATTGGTAAATTTTTCTACCAACTGAACACATTTCACCTGGCTCATATTGTCTCCAAAATTCCCATTCTGTAATATCGTCTGTTGAACGTAAAAACAATTGCCAGTATTTTGGATTATCAGGTCTAAAAGACTTTTGGACTATTCTCATTGGGTCCATAGAATAGTTAGATGTGTTAACTAGGAAATCACCTGACATAGTGTATGCTACAGGACAATCTCTTATACATCTATAAGATTTTCCTTTCCACATAACAATATCATTCTTGGAGTAAGCTGTTCTATCTCTCCAAGGACCTTGCCATTTAAGTTTAAATTCGTTTAATTCAAAAGCCATCTTTGTTTAACCTTTTATTTTATTATGCTATAGCCGGTAAACCGTAGTTTGCGTATATAGCGTTTATATCTGTTTTTAATGTTTCAATTGCTGTTTTAACTGCTGAAACATCATTAATTATTGCGTCATAAATCACAACTTTTGGATATTCTGCTTCAAAATCTTCTACTTTTCTTGCGACTTCCATTGCAATTGATACCGTGTGTCTTAATGCTTTCATATCTGCTAAATCATCAGCGTCTGAAGCGTCAAGAACTGACACACCATATTTACTTGCGTTAGTACCACTAGCGTCAATGGTTACTTCCGAATCGTCATAAGAAAAGAAAGCATAACTATCCATAGTCTGAAGTGAAAGAGGTCCAGTACCGCTTGATACGACTGGTGCCACATAATCAGCTTCAAGAGCGATTTCTTTGACTTTAAACACTTTCTTTGCCATTTTAGTTTTCTCCTTTAGTATTAATACTATTTATATTATCTTCCGTGTCCCTGGTTATATGCATAACCACCTGTTGAAGTCCAACCGTGTGTCCACCAGTTATGGCCACTCATCCAATTGTTTCTTCCCCAAAAATATATTTTTCCGTGTTCATCTGTAAATCTATAACCACCTGCATATGAAGATGAACCTTGGTCATCTGTTGTTATGTGCATATTTCTAACTCTTGCACCAGCAGGTGTCCACCATCTAAATGGATAATAATTTGAACCATCTTGTTGATAATTACTACCTGCAACAGGATGAAGCATAGCATTTCTAGAATCTTGACCATAACACCAAGCCTGTCCACTATCTTCTACCCAAAACGTTCTAGCGTAATCTGAATAACTACAAGATACAGAAATTTGTTTACAATTTTTAACATTTTGTACTTGCGTTGGTGATGTTTGGTTACCAGTTTGACCTGTACCAAGAGCATAATAACTACCTGAATGACCCCAACCGTACATTGTTCCGTCTTTATGTCTTCCCCACATAGACTTGTAACCATTCCAATAACAAGACCATATATCAACAAAGTCACCATTAGGTGATGTTTCGATTTTAGTTAATTGACTTAAATTTGATGTGTTACCTGCACCTGAATTACCATAGTCATTATGACCTGTAAACCAAGTATAACCATTTCCGTCTAGTAAAGTAACCCAAACGTTATTTGATTGACCAGATATTTGCCATACTGCGATACCATTGTTAGCACTTGGATCCCAGTTTGCCATTTTAACAGGTCTGTATTTGTCTGTTGTAGTGTTATCACCTAATTGTCCATTACCATTTCTACCAAATGAATAAATGCTATCACTAGCTGTTCTTACATAAGAACTTTGGTCAGTACAAGCAATGTCTATAATTTTTTCGTTGTCAAAATATTTTTGTGGTATTCTGTAAGGTGCTGGTTTATTTTGTGTTCTACCATCGCCAATTTCACCATAACCATTATAACCCCAAACCCATACACAACCTGAATCATCTAGTGCCATTTTGTGGTGGGTGTTATTTGACCATTGTCTTTCTGCCATTTTAATAACTTTAACATCTTCTAAACCTAAAACTCTCATAAATCCTACGTTATCACCTTGCTCGTGACCAACTCCCATTTCACCATTTGAGTTTTCACCGTTTGTGTAAACTTCTCCGTTATCAAATAGAACTGAAGCGCCTTGTCTACCTTCTTGAATTTGAACACATCTAGGTGTTGTTAAAAGTTTTCTGACCGTACTTCTATTTCTACCTCTATTTTCATTGTAACCTGAATAGTTTAAATCTTCACTTCTCCACCAATCTCTCCACCTCATATTTAATTCTTGATAGAATGAAGCGTAATAAGAACCATCTTGTTGCCAACCATTTTGAGGATAGTTAATACCCCATAATACACCATTTTTATCAATGTGTCTGTAAACGCTATCATCATTCATAGATGTTGATGTATAGTGTTTATATGGCCAATGAATAGGACCTTGGTTACCATACCAAGCGTTTGCCTCTTCAGCTTGGTTAACTTGTCTACCAAAAGATTCCCAATCATTCCAATATGATTGTATGTGTGCTGGATATTCTTGATATTCTTTTCTAATTAATTTACCACTTGTTGTTGTAGATTTTGTTCTTAAAGGCGATACGGTAATATCTTGAGGACCATAGTGAGGAGGTCTACCTTTTGAATCTCTAATACATCTGTAAATACCTGTAGGACCTTGAGGTGATATTTCACCATCTGATAATCTTTTTTCTGGTCTGTAAATTACAATATCATTGTAGCTGTAATGATGTTCTGGATTATATTTACCACAGAATTTAATTCCTGTTTGTAATCTGTCCCAATGTTTGTAACCTCTCCAAGACTCTTCAACGTCCCAACCTAAATCAGAATACATATCTGCTTTTGTTGCCGCTGAGTCTAAACAGAAAGGATAAATTTTTGTACTTCTTTGTTTAAAGAAACCAACTGGAATATAAATTTCAACTTGTCTATCTTGATTTTTCTTCCAAGAATAAACCTGACCACCTCTTGTAGAACCATCTTCAGTAGTATATGCTGGCATATCACCAGTATAAGAATTACCTTCATTCGGTATTGTATCAGCAAAAGTTTCTTTATATTGTGTTTCAGTTACCTGTTTGTTATTTAAGAAGTATCTAACTAAACCGTTTTTGTTGGCACCTTTGTACATAGGAATATTTGAAGGTACATAACTTCTTGCTCTTGAACTTGGTGTAATTGTGTCTGCTGACCAACCCATTCCAGAGTGTTGTGAGCAATAGTAGTATAATTTTGCTGTACCTTTTCTAACTTTAATTTCTGTAAATGCACCTTTTTTACCTGGTGTACCTACCGTTCTAACACCTGTTGTAAACTCTGAGCCTGAAGCGTGAGTACCGTTAGCAGTTGTAGAAAATCTTAAAGGGTGAGTTAAGTTTGAAGCGTCTGATTGGTCAAATCTATAAGTTTTACCCTCTACTAAATTTAAGGTTACGTCTGCTGTAGCAGTTGAACCATTGATAGAATATTTGTTTGTAGAACCTGTATTGTAGTATGGGTGGTCACTAGGATTACCACTTACTACTGCAACCTCAAATATTCTTTCATCAACAGCAGTTGAGTCAATCATATCTGGTAAATAAAAGTTTGTAGAACTTTCATTTGAAACTAATTCGTTATTAGGTCCTCTTGTAATTTCTGAAAAGTTTAAAGTAGCACTTGAACCTGCACCACCTAATCTTGTATCTTCAGCATTTGCACCTGTGCTTGATAGATATAATGGATAGAAAACTCCAGTATCTCCTGCTGTAGTTGTTCCTACAACAAAGTATGGTCCGTCTTCATCAGCAGCTAGTGATGTTCCTGGTGATGAGTTATGTATACCATCAGCAGTTGTTGAAAATCCTAATGGGAAAGTTTTATTAGTTTCGTGTCTTTGATTAAATCTGTATTTGTAACCTTCTTTAAAGTGTGTGAATGTTCTAAAACCACCGCCTTCGCCACCGAAAGTATTTCTTCCTAAAGTTGAGCTTGCAATTCTATTATCAATTTTAAATTTATTTGCTGGTGAAGTTTGAATTTCTACGTGAAAGTTATTCTCTACCGGTACATAATTTTGGTAGAATTGAATTTTGTTTGTATTTAACTCACCATAACCCATAAAATTACCTGGGTCACCCATTGCGTAAGTTTCATTATCTTCTAATAAGTGTGATTGGTAATCTAAAAAATAACCACCGTTATTTGAGTTATTGTTAAAGTAATCTGCTTGGCCAAATCTTTGACCGTTTCTAGTTGACTCTTGCGTATTTTCATCACTACCATATCTTGAAGTGTTGATTACAGGATTACCTGTTTCATTACTTCTTTGGAAGTCATCTTCCATAGTGTGATAACCTCTACGTCTATCCGGGTCATTTGAGAATGTTCTTGTCCAGAAATAACCTGTGTTCTTATCACCTGGCGCCATATTGTCGTAACCATTTGATAAGTAAGGATTAGTACAAATCCATAAAGAGTTGTTAAACCAACAAACATCATCTTTACGATAATTTGTGTTATTATTCCAATCGCCTTGAAATGCGAATTTAACTCTTCCTAAATTTATTTTTGCCATAGTTTTTTATCTCTCTTATTATTTATCCTAAAATTGGTGGACTTGGAATATCTCTTGAAGCCCCGTTAGTATTTCCCATAATATAACTTCCACCATAACCATTTAGATAATATCTATTGTCATAAGTTTTGTATTCCCAAAAAGCATACACGTTGTCAGAGTTGTTTCCGTAACCACAACCTCTAACATCTTCAACGTTACCTTGCATTGAAGGTGGTAATCTTAATGGTAAGAAATAACCATTGTTAAAGTGTTCTTTTTGGTTTTCTGAATCTCTATCTGCTGTTCCAGTAGTTGAAGTCCAACCTAAACCACATTGACCGTATCTGTTATCACCAGAGCAGTATAACATTCCGTCCCAAGTTAATATTTTTGTACTCATATCATTATAATGAGGATAGAAAGAAATCATTTTAACATTTTTAAAATCTCTTGCTGTGTTTGAACCTAATTGAAATTTAGGGGTTACAAATCCGTTTCTAGTTGTATTTGAACCATCACCTAATGAATAATGGTTATTGTAACCTGCACATAAAATATTACCTAATGAATCTTCAACCCATTGTTGAGCATAGTCACCATTACCACCCCACCAAAAGTTTTCACAATCTGCATTTGAAGCATTACCTGGACCATTTGACGCTATTGTCCAAGTAGATAAGTTTGTAGTGTTACCATTTCCAAAGTGACCTTGGTTATTGTAACCTGCCATATAAATTGTTCCTCTTTCAGTTAAGATACCTGCTGATTGACTAGAACTTCTAGTTAACATTTGAACTTTTTTAATTTCACCAACACCTGTGCCATCAAAAGTTACCGTTGTTACCTCTTGAGGAGTATTTTGATTTGTAGTATTACCAATACCTAATTGTCCGTTATTATTATAACCCCAAGTATATAATTTTTTCTCTTTAGTATATGCCATACACATTACATAAGATTCACCACAAGTCCAAAACGCTTCTATTTCACTATTGTTAAAGTTAGAAGCTTTTGCAATTTTTTGAGGTACGTTATAGTTAGTTGTATTACCTGTACCTAATTGACCATATCCGTTATAACCCCAAGACCATAATTCGCCATCTTCATCAATTGCATAACAAGAGTGAGTGTTATCATTATAACCTTGCCAGTTTGATATGAAACATCTTTTAATTCTTACACTTCTAAATACGTGGTTTGAATCGTTAGCAGCTAAGTAAACGTTTGTATCTGTACCACCAACTCTTACAGCATAACTTCGGTTTGAAGTTGAAGCGTCACCACTTTGACCGTGACCACCATAACCCCAATGATATAATTCACCTGAATTCATAAGAGCCATACCTGACTCATAACCACCTTCTATTTGAATAATTTTAGGAACTTCACCATCTGGTGTTGTGTGAACACCTGTACCACCATTGTCTGTACTTCTCCACCAATCGTAGTGAGGAAATTGCATTTGAGTAGCAGTCATAAATGTTTGGTCCATTCCGTTTTGACCTGTTGAAGAACTACCCCAAGTCCACATATTACCTGTACCACCGTGGAATACTGGCCAATCTACACAATGTCTTGATGTTCTTTGACCTGATAATCTGTAATATTTGTTATCATCGCCTAAAGGTCCATTGTTAATTAAAGATACACATTCGTGTGGGTTACCTGTATAAATTGTTGCCATACCTCTAGTTTGTTTTCTAGTTGTAGCAACTTGACAAGTTAAATCTGCACCACCACCAAATATATCTCCGTCAAAAGTTAAAGTATCACCAACAACATTATTTTCACCACCTGAAATCATACCTGTATCATTGAAATATCTTCTATGTCTTTGTGAATCTCTATTTTCTCTTTCTACTTCTATTGTAGCTGCACCTGCTGTACCTACTCCGTTTACAGAGAAAGTAAAGTCAGCAGCACCACCGCCACCTAATGAAGCGTCAGCGATTGTTAATTGTTCATCATCAACATAACCTGAACCACCTGTTGGTGTAGTTGATTTATTTCTACTTTTAATAATTTCTATTTTTGAAACTGCACCTGTTGTATCTACGGTAACATCAAAAGTAGCAGCCGTACCTGCACCAGTTGTTGCTGATTGGGTTACGTTTGTATATTTACCTGCTGTTCTTGATGAGTCAGCAGCTGCGAAATTATCTGTATCTAAAATATTTCCGTTACCTTGAACGGTAATTTTAAACATACCTGGGTGTACGTTAGTAGCTGAGTTTGATGTAGATTTAGGAGATACGTTTCTGAAAACTCCGTGTAATCTTGAAGCGTCAGCGGCTGAAACATTATTTACGGTTTCAATTACACCGTTATTTTCATATCTTTCGTCATCTGATTCATATTCAGCACCCATTTTCATCCAATACATATTTGCATTAGTGTCAACATTTCTGTTGTAAGGTAAAAATCTTTCTGTACCATCTGTTGTGTGTTGTCTTAAACAGATATAAGTTGATAAAGTTTCTTTCTTTGATTGACCCTCGTAATCTGTACCTTGGTCATTATTAATTCCGTGTCTAACTTTTACAATATCATTTTCATAATAAACCGTACCACTTGTATTTACGTGGAAGTTTCTCCATTTAAATGAATTTCTTAAAGGTCTCCAAGTGTCCCAATCTGCGACTACAATTTTAGCACCATAACTAGCACCACCTGTACCAGCAGAGAAGTAATAAATTTCATCTGGTGTATCTTTTGTAAACTCTACAACTACTCTTCTAGCAGTTTTAGGATTAAATTTTGCTGTGGTTACGTAATCTGCTCTTGAAACCATTTCTTCATTATGATAATAAGAAACACCTTCAGTTAAATAATTTGATGTTTGACTAGTTGCTGTTGTAGATAATGCCAAAGGTTGGTCATCATTGTTATTATTATTTTGATAAAAAGTAATTTTATCACCTCTTCTTACATAAAGAGCAGTAGCCCACTCGATAGTTGAAGTTTCATCAGCGTCTATTTGAAATTTTGTTGTTGAATCGCTAGGGTCAGTTGTTGTTTGAATATTGTAATGGTATTGAGTATTTTGTTGAGGTCTTTTACCAGTTGTATCAGACTCTCTTATCATTAAATAGTCAGTATTATTCCATAATACAATATCATCTTTTTTATAAGCGACAGAATTATCGTATTCGCCACGATAATTAAACCATAAATTTCCGATTTTTGTTCTAGTTATTGCCATTTTTTATCCTATTTATATCCAATATTACTCGTTGCTTGGAGTTTCTACGCCTTGTTCAGCGTCTCCAGTTGTTCTATAAATTAAATTTCCTGCTTTATCAATTTCAATTCTAACAGAACCGTTTATTACATCAAATCCTGCGTTTTGTTCAGCAGCATTAAATAATGTATCTTCATATTGATTTACAACGTTAAAGTTTGTTATTACTTTTCTATTTAATTGTCCTGTATCTCTATCAAAAGATAATGTTTGTAAATTAGGAGTTACCGAACTATCAACATAATTTTTGTTAACAATATGTGTAGCTGCTGTAGGGTCAATACTTGTTGTTGGTATAGTTGTAAAGTTTACCGTATTTCCAGTTGAAGCAGATATGTTTGCTCCTGATATTGAGATTTCACCTATTACAGCAGAGTTAACGGTCAAATTATTTTGACCACCACCTAGTTGGTTTTCAACAAACGTTCTAATTGCCTTCTCGGTTACGAGAGCATTATCAGAATTATCACCTAAAGTACCATCTGTTGAGAATTCATTAATTGTTGCACCAAAATTTCCTAATGCAACAGAACCTAGAGATAATTGTCTTAATCCAGAAAGGTCAAAAGCTTCTGCGTTCAATGTTGCCTTACCTGTTGATTGTTC